CTGGACAACCCTATCAGAGTCATAAGATGCTGATGCAACATTAAATCCTTTTACTGCTGATGCTATAACAAGATCAGAATCATGGAAAGGATTAGATCCAAAGCCACCACTTGCTTGAAAATATTCATTTAGATTATTGCTGGGACCTGAACTGTTTTGACCTAAGATAAATCTTTTAACCGCCTCAAATTGGGATCTATCTGAGTCAAGTTGGTTTTCTATTCTGTTTAAATTGTTATTAGCAGTTTGTATATTTTTAGTATGATCAGAATCATTATCTTTTACAACAGTGTAAAGTCTAGTTTTATTAGCTTGTATTTGTGTTGAATCTGAGTCTAATCTATTAGCGTGAACCAAAATACTGTTTTGTAATACTAGAATGTCTGAATCATGATCAGTAATGTTAGTAACAGTTGCTACATTAGCTATGTTTAGATTCTTTAGTACTGCTGCTAGTACGTCATCTGAATCTAATGCCCAGCCATGTTCCGCAGCCATATTCATGACTGTATCTGAGTCTAAACTACCTGCTCCGCCACCAGAAACATTTTCGTTAATAATAGCTACAACCTGATCTGAATCAAAACCTGCACTGCCGCCAGTATTAAAGTTTTTAGCAATAGTTGCTACAACCAAATCAGAGTCATATACTGAAGCTGTTTGACCTGCTGCGATGTAATTAGTAACATATTCTTGTATGGAAACTTGAGGGTCACCGACTTTTATAGACGTGACTCCACTAAGCTCCCCTGTGCGGGCATTGTATATAAATCTTGGCATTACAGGTTTCCTCGAGTTTTATTATTTATTGTTACAAATTATTAGAATGATAAACTTCATCATACCAATCAGGTATGATTGGATCGTTTTGATCTGTAATAACAGACCACACATCACCACTATTATCAAGTATTCTTTCATTCATAACATTACTTGTTTGAAAGCCAAGCGCCATATCATCAGAATTTTTTTCTTCTAATTTTTCATCATAAATTGCTTTTGAAACATTTGTGTCTGTGAGTTCATTCCAAAAATCAGAACTAACACACCATCCAAATAACACCATACACATAACAAGATCATCATTAGTACCAGGTTCGGCAGCAAATGCTGATCCAACATTATCATTCTTTCTAGTGAATGTTGTCATTTCTACATATATTTCATAGTCAAGAGTTACAAGTTTATCTGTTTCAATTAAAGATTTAAAATTAGAACATCCTTTTGTCTTCACAGAGTTAGATGTAGTAACACCAAGTTTTGAACCTTGACCTTCTCCTAAAACAAAACCAGCCCTTCCTTTTGATATTGTTTTTAAAACATTTTCATATTCAAATTCACTCCACAAACCAGACACAACTTGAGCTCCAACATCATTAGCTTCAACTAATATGTGAGCTTTATTAAAATAATGACCTATGTTTGTAAGAAACTGAGGAAAGATCATTGGAGTTATGGTATTTGATCTAAACTTTGCTACTACTTTATATGGTAGTTCGGTTACATCAAACACAACAAAAGCTGAATAATCTAGCCTCAACCCACGAGCACAGTCAACAGTAATTAAATAATTTCTTCCTTCAATTGGTTCCTCATAGAAATCAACTTCGTCTTGTTTTCTAATTGGATTAATAAAAGTCATATTAGACAACTTGTTAGGAGATATAAGTGTAGATGACGAACCAATAAATTCACATTCAAATTCTTGTCTGAATTGATCCTCAGATGTGTTTGCTATCTGTTGTTGTTTCCAATCATCATCTCTACCAGGAACGTCCCACCAATCAATTTGGATTGGCTTAAAAGCTGACCTACCTTCTTTAGCTTCCATCCACATTTTGTAAAAATGGTTCATACCCTTAGGTGTAGACACAACAATCATTTTTGTATCAGAACCAGATGAAATAGTAGGGTAAACAGATCTAAAAAATTCTTCTGCTTCGTGTGGTTGAACAAATGCAAATTCATCAAGGAACAATAACGAGAATGACATACCACGAGCAGCGTTACCTGATGAAGACGTAGCCATAATATTGGATCCGTTTTCTAGTCTAATAGATCTTTTGTTATAAACACTTACTCCTTGTTGTAACCAAAAAGGTAGTTGTTCATATGCTAATTGTAATCTTCCTAATAATTCCTGAGCTAGTTCACCTTTGTTAGCAAGAATACCAACATTCTTACCATGATTAAAAAGAATGTACCACAACATGAATGCCACACTAGTAGTTGACTTTCCACACTGACGTGGTAACTTACAAATACTAAATCTGTTATCCTTATAAGTTTTAACCATTTCTCTTTGAAAATCATATAAGCTAAACGGAATCTCTCCAAAGTCAACAGACATAATTTTTACATAAGTCTCAGCAAAATATATTGGATCTTCCATACATTTTTTATATTCTCTTAGCTGCTCGGGTGTGTATTCTAAGTTTGCGTGAGGAGCCTTTACATTAGGGTTACCTAAGTAATGAGGAATATTTGTAGGGTTCTTTTCAAAAAGATGTGGGTGTGTCTGTACTAAAGGTGCATCTTTGTAATACCTAAGCTGAGATAAATGAGTAAGTAAATCTTTTTTTGTCTTTGTATAAATGTCACCAAAAGACTTCCAACCTTCATGAAGATTAGAGTTATAATCTTTTTTGTATACTACGTTATAATCTAAAGTCATTTATTCCTTACCCAATAACTCGAGCAAATCTTTTGTGTTAAGTTTAACATTAAGGTTGTTAGTTGTAGTAGCCTTATCACCTTTAGGATTGTTAAGTTTTTCGGTACGTAGTTGATGTTCCATCATCTTCTGAGCTATGTCACTTAATGCAGTTGCAGTTCCAGTAGCCACTTCAATCGCTCTAGGATGTTCTGATTCTTGTGCTAACGTAACAGCAGCGTCTAAAACATCTTGTAATTTTTCTGCAGATGAGTAAAGCAATTCGCGTGAATATGTATAATCATCTTTTCTGTTTCTAATCACTAACTTCATTTCGTCTTCAAGTTTAGTGACTTCTTGAGATACTTGCTTCTCGTTCATAAAAAATTCTCCATAATATCTATTATAATTAAAATACGTAGAGCTTGTTTTACAAACGAGAAGCTACTCTCTGAGGTATTTATAATGAAACTCTTAATAGGAAGTCCTCGTTGTGGTTCCACTAACATATCGATGTACTTTAATGAATATAACAAAAAACATATAAACTGTAAAGTACATGATGGGTTTGCAGAATATCTTTTAGATGCACCACACTCAGATCAAGTACCTTTAGATATAAAAATACAATACATCGAAGACTGTAGAAAAAATGGATATGAATTACTTTACAAAATACATGCTTTTCATTTGTTTCAAAACGATTGGTTGTATGAATGGTTTTTAGATTTCTATAAAGAAGCAGAAATTTATGTTCTGAAAAGAAAAAATTTGTGGAAAGCATACACTAGCTTACTTGCTCATAATGCAATTGGTCGTAAACTTTGGCATAATGATGGCACAAAACAAAACGAATTACAGGAATTGTTACACAGCATACATATAACACACGATACAAATGTAATTAAGAACTTTTTACAACAACAACAACATCTTAATTCTATAACAGGTATTGAATTGTTTATGGAAGATTTAAATCATGAAAAAATGAATCTTATGTTAGGATTAAATATTACAGAAGAATTTTACAAACCATGGAACATAGACTATGAACAATATATACACTAAGCCTTTTCATATTATATCAGATGATTTTTTGAATGGTTTAGATTTTGTTAAAGAAACAAAAGGTAAAAAACTTCTATCTTATCTTGCAGATTCAAATAACGATATAGATTTGTTAATCAAATGTCATAATATTATATCTAATCAATGGCGTGATAAAATATACACACAATCAATGAAAGTAATTAATGATTCAACAAAATGGTGCATATACTATGATTGTAGTCTTTTAAGTAACGCTATTATAGATGAAGATAAAAACATATGGTTAACAAATTTAAAACATTTTAAAGTAGGCAATACTAAAAGACACATGCATAAAATATTTGATGTTGACACTGATTATTTTTTGTTCTATAAAATACTTGGAAAATATTTGTTTATAGAAAAGCAGGGATTAGACAATCAAATATGGACCAAGGAATATAAAGAAATGATAATTAAACTTAAACAAACTGAGTTTGAAAGAGATTATTTACAGAGGCAGTTAGATGCTAAAAATAATTAATAACTTTTTTGACGACAGAGATCCTTTAACATGGATTAAAGATTATGGTGTACCTCAACCTCAAGACTACAATGGATCTTTGGTTGTTGAAGTAACAACAGAACAACCTACAATTAAAGAAACATTAAATGCCGCAAACGATTTACCATGGCACCATGATAAAGGTTATCTTACTGAAGTACATTCTCATGTAGCTATATATTGTGTACAAGCAGAAAATGCTGGTGCAATTCAATTTTGTGATATGGCAGCTGCTTACAAAGATGCTCCAGACTATCTAAAGATACAAGAGTTGTGTAAACATAGTGTAAAAAAATTCTTTGATCAATACCCCAATCATCCATGTAGCTTTGAATCACCAGCGATAGAAAGATTGTATAAAAGATCTCATTCGTACCATAATTTGATACACAACGATGAATATTTTTTCTTTAGCGAAGCATACACCGAATCCTCAATAAGAGATGAATTAATTAAACATTGTTATCAAGATAAGTATATTACAACACACGAATACAAAACAGGAGACTTGATATTGTATGACAATTTGAGAATGTG